GTGGATTACTCTGACCACCAACGACTTTAATAAAGTCAAATACAGAAATTTGTTTATCAGGTGTAATACGAATTTCAGATTCACGACCACTAAAAATACCGTCAAACGTTAATTGTTCAATTTCTGGATGTATTTCTTGTTTAATTTCTTGTATTTCTTGTTTAATTTCTTGTATTTCTTGTATTTCTTGTATTTCTTGTATTTCTTGTATTTCTTGTATTTCTTGTATTTCTTGTATTTCTTTAAATTTATTATGGTAGTCTAATGGAGTCATTGTTTTGGCCACTTCACATCTATTATCTTTTAAATGTCTTAGTAAGTTACTTTTCTTTACAAAACTAGAATTACAAAAATTACAATTCATGATTCTTATATTATTTAATATATTAAATTTATTAAATAAACTAACTAAAAATAACATTTATATAACACCTTATTTTATCGATTCAAAATCAACCTGCTCCGGAAAAAATCACCAAAATCACTTTTCTCGAGACAAAACTAAGTCCACCTGCTCCGGACATTCAACCATAATCTTAAAAATATTTTCGTGTTTTAAATTTTATCGATTGAAAAGTAAGATTTTTAAAAATACACCCGGAGTCAAATCCCCGGAGAGGACTCTCGTTTTTTGGCCAAAAATGGCATTTTTGGGATCTGAGATTTGGATTTTTTGAAAAACAGTTTTGATCATACTTTTGTCTTTTTTTTTTCAAATCTCAGATTCCAAAAATGTCAAAAATGGCCAAAAAATGAGAGTCGGCTCCGGGATTTGACTCCGGGTGTATTTTTAAAAATCCTATTTTCAATTGATAAAATTAATATTTTTTAATAAATATAAAATTATCATTGTAATATGCGGAGCAGGTGGACTTAGTTTTGTCTCGAGAAAAGTGATTTTGCCCGGCGGAGGTATTTTTTAGTAATTTTGTATCGATAAATTTAACATTTTTAATAATTGTAAAATTTAATAAATCTAAGGATAACTGTTTTTATTTACATTCAAATCTAAAAATAACTTTGTTTTTATTTACAGTAATTCTAAATTGGGTTTTAAATAAAGTTATACAAAGAAAGGACTTGGTTTTATTTAATGTATTTATGTTAAATTATTATTTTATGTTTTAATAAGTTAAAAAAAAAAAAGGAATGTGTCCAGAATCTATAAATAAATTCTTAAATTATTATAGATTGGTGTAATGTCTAACACAGGTAATAGATTTTTGTATGGTACCGAATTCACAAATATCACGGTAGTAGCTAACTGTGATAATACTGAAGATGGTTCAATTGAAGCTTCTGGAACTCTCTTTGTTAATACAATTAAAGAATATGACATTTTATCGCCTGGTGTTACATTAGAAGACAGTATTTTTGCTTCTGGTAAAGCTATTATAACATCAACCGAAACAAGTTTAAATATCAGTACTGCGGCATTAATTGTATACGGTGGTATATCTATATTAAAAGATGCAAGATATTATGGCGCGTTCTATCTTCATAATACAGTTAATAGTTATAATCTTAATTCAGGAAGTTTAGTTGTTGATGGAGGAGCCAGTATATTTAAAAATTTAAGTGTTGGTGGTATATTAAACTTGTATAATAGTACTAGCTCTATAAATAGTAGCATTGGTTCATTAATAAGTATAGGTGGTATTTCTATAAGAGACACTACAGATGCCTTAAGTATAACAGCAGGGGGTGCATTAACAGTTGCTGGAGGTGCAAGTATTGAAAAAACCCTTTTTGCTAATTTATTGAATATTAATAATGCTACAATTGCTAATTCTTACCTGATAAATATTACAAATAATAATTTATACTCTTCGAATGCTCATATCGAAAATTTGACATCAGGTAATATTATAACCAATAATATTACTACAAGTTCCCTAGTAGCTAACTATATAGAGGGGATATCATCATCTATTTCAAATTTAAATTTAACTTATGGTACATTTAGTAATGTACTAATATTATCGGAAAATGTTACTAATTCAACTATTAATAATTTATATACAAATACAGCTAATATCCATACGATATCAATCACACAGGGTAATATTGAGAATTTAACTGTTGGTACTTTACATGTGAATACAAATATTGAGTATAATGATATTGTTACTAATTTAAGTACTTCAAATATTCTCAGTCAGTATGTTACAATTGCTAATTTATTATTCACGTATGGTACCTTTGCTAACTTGTATGGTTCAGACTTGTATACTACTAATTTAACAGTTCCTAATTTAAGTTCAACGTATCTATCTACAGCTAATTTATCAGCTTATAATGTAACATCAATTAATTCAACAAGTGCTAATAGTTTTATAATAAATTCAACAATTGCCAATATTTTATCAAATAATATAAATACTCAAAATGCTACCATTGCAAATTTATATAATAATAATTTAACATCTACTAATATTCAAACTACAAATGTAACATCAAGTAATATAGTTAGTGTAAATACCTCATCGATTTATACAACAACTGGTTATTTAAATCTTACTGGTACATTACCATCTTTTAATTCATCTACTGGAACATTCATTAGTTATGGAGGTATTTCTATTGATATAATAGAAAATGCAACAAGTATTACTAATGGAGGTGGTTTAACTGTTGCAGGTGGAGCAAGTATAGCAAAAGATGTATATATAGGGTATACTTTATATGTACCTAATATATCCTCATCAAATGTGTCTAGTATTTATGGTACAATAAGTCATTTATTAGGAACAAATCTAAACTATGTCAATTCTACATTTAATAATTTATATTTAACTAGTACTACCACATCTACTAATTCATCATCGGGTGCATTTATTAGTTTTGGAGGTGTATCTATAGATTGTAGTAAAGATGCCACTAGTATTACAAACGGAGGTGGATTAACGATTTCCGGAGGAGCAAGTATAGCTAAGAGTTTAATAGTTGGCGAGACATTAGGTAGTTCTACAATAACTACAGGAACAATATATGCAATTGGTTCTAGTATAGATAATATTCTTAATACAAATATAACAAGTAATAATGGATTAATTACAAATATTAATAGTGCGAATATAACAACAAGTAATGTATTAACAACTAATATTATTTCAAGTAATAGTACCATTACAAATAGTTTAATTACAAATATTAGTAGTAGTGGTTTACATTCAACTGAGATTTATTTTACAAATCTTAATGGTACAAGTATTTATACACATTCACTTGATGCCAATTATATTTCGAATAACATTTCATTAACATCACTAACAGGTAGTGTATCTAACTTAATTAGTACCAAATCTACAATTCAAAATTTACAATTAACTAATGGCACATTTAGTAGTCTAATAGGTTCTTATTTAGATGTTAATAATGCATCCATAAGTTCATTACTTTCTACAAATATTTTTACAACTAATCAAACATCTATTTTTAATACATTTGGTAGTATTTATGTTACAAGTACTGAATGTAGTTTAAATAGTACAACAGCGTCAATTGTTGTTAGTGGCGGTATTAGTATTAAATGTACAGAAAATGCTACGTCTTATACGTCCGGTGGTAGTATTACAATAGAAGGTGGATTAGCTGTTAAAAAAGATATATATATAGGTGGAAGTACATGGATTTCAGGTAATCTTGATTTGAATGCTCATATTATAACAAATGTCACATCACCATCTAATTCATTGGATGTAGCTAATAAATATTATGTTGATAATCTTTTTCAACAATATACAACTGGTAATGTAGGTGGTAATTTTACCCAAGGTCAAGTAATTATTGCTACAACTGGCGGTAATATTACAGGTTATTCTGAATTTATGTATGATATTAATCAAGGTGCCTTATATATTTATAGTACTAATGATGCGACAAGTGTAAGCCAAGGTGGTTCATTACAAGTTAGTGGCGGTGCAAGTGTTGATAAAAACTTTTACGTAGGTGGAAATGCTCATGTTTTAGGTGTTCTTGATATGAATAACCAAAAAATCACTAGTGTAGCTATACCTACGACATACTATGATGCTGCTAATAAATATTACGTAGATAACCGTTTCAATGAATTCACTATAGGTAATGTAAGTGGTAATTTTACACAAGGACAAGTGATTGTAGCGAGTACAGAAGGAAATATTACTGGATTTGAATCATTTACATTTTTTGACAAGACATTAAATATATTTACAACAGATGAAGCTACAAGTCTAACAAGTGGTGGTGTATTAAATGTTCAGGGTGGAGCAAGATTTGCAAAGAGTTTATATATTGGAGGTGGTTTAAATGTAAATGGTCAACGTATTACAAATGTTACAGCACCATCCAATTCATTAGATGTAGTAAATAAATGGTATTTGGACCAACGGTTTAATCAATATACAGTCGGTAATGTAAGTGGTAATTTTACACAAGGTCAAGTGATTGTAGCGAGTACAGACGGAAATATTACAGGATTTGAATCATTTACATTTTTTGACAAGACATTAAATATATTTACAACAGATGAAGCTACAAGTCTAACAAGTGGTGGTGTATTAAATGTTCAGGGTGGAGCAAGATTTGCAAAGAGTTTATATATTGGAGGTGGTTTAAATGTAAATGGTCAACGTATTACAAATGTTACAGCACCATCCAATTCATTAGATGTAGTAAATAAATGGTATTTAGACCAACGGTTTAATCAATATACAGTTGGTAATGTAAGTGGTAATTTTACACAAGGTCAAGTGATTGTAGCGAGTACAGACGGAAATATTACAGGATTTAATTCGTTTATATTTGATGGAACAAAGCTATCGCTTTATGCAACAGATAATGCATCGGGTTTAACGTCTGGGGGTATACTCAGTGTAGCTGGTGGTGTATCAATTGCAAAGGACGTATATATTGGTGGTAAATTAGATGTAAACAATAATAAAATTACAAATGTATCATTACCTTCAAATCCCTCAGATGCTGTCAATAAACAATATGTTGATTTTTTCCTAGGCATTAATACAGGAGATATAAAAGAAAGTGTATTTATTTTAAGTAATAACATCACTGTTCCCACAGATATTGATGGCTTTGTATTTACAAATACATTAGTTAGTTCCTTTGAGTCTATGGTTTATTTAGAGATACCCTCTTTAAATATATATGACCAATGGGTATTAAACGGTGTATTAAAGGGTGATGTATGGGCTATGAATGAAAAGTTTGTAGGTGATTACCCAAGTCGTATTGATTTTAGTATTACAAATACAGGTCAGATGCAATACACAAATACGAATACAACTGGTGTAGCTACATTAAGATTTAGAGCAACAACTACATCTCAAGGTATTTATACAAATATAACTATTCCAAATACAATATTGAATGTAAATGAAGGGGGTACTGGCCAAACATTTTTTTCAGCTGGAACAATATTAGTTGGAAATGATAAATCTCCTGTCCAAACATACGCTGATTTAAAGTTTATAGGAGACACTTTAATATTAGGTAATAGTACAAATGCAACAAGTCTTACACATGGAGGTAGTTTAAATGTAACTGGTGGTGTAAGTATAAAAAAGGATGTATATATTGGTGGTAAATTGGATGTTAATTTAAATAATATTACAAATGTTCAAGATCCATATCAAGATTATGATGCTGTGAATAAAAGGTATGTAGATACACGAATTGATAATATTTTTAATGAAAATAATGAATACAATTATCAATTAGATAATAATGTTACAATTCCTAAAAATATTCCTAATTTCATAATACCCTATTCTACTAAAGCTTTTGTAGCAAATGTATATGTAAATACAGGTAATACTTCTTCAGTTTATACATTAAGAGGATTAAAGGGTAGTATTTGGGAGATGACATCTAGTTTTGTTGGAGGAAATACAAGTGATGTCGAATTTTATATAAAGAATAATGGTGTAGATACTGTTATTCAATATACAAATAATGCAATAACAGGATTAACAACAATAAGTTATAAGATGACAAATCTAATTGATGATGTATCATCATATCCTCAAACACGTGTTTCATTAAGTCCTAATATAATTAATTTTCAAGATATTCCAGGATTATTATTTTCAAACACTAATACGAATGCTATTAAATTAATCATGTATATTTCAAGTGATATTGATACAAAATATAGTTTGGTTATTGTGAATGTCATTTTAAAAAATAATATATGGGAATTAAATAGTTATTCAATCGGTAATATTGATACGTTAAAATTCAATATTGTATCCTTACCATCACATGGACAAATACAGTATACAAATTCTAGTTTAGCAACTGATTATACTATTAGAGTAAAACAATATATTGTAGATAATACGTCTAGTGAATATACATTAATTGCTAATACGACAGTCCTATCAAATATTGATAATTTAAATACATTATTAGGGAATTATGCGAATACGTATTTTTTAGCATTGGTATATGTATATTTTCCAAGTATAAACAAATATTCTTTTTATGAAATAGAAGGTGTGACTGTTAATAATATATGGACAGTAAATACTCGATTTATAGGAGATAATACAGGAATTTCATTTGGTATTATAACAACAAATATTGGAAATTATCTTAGTTATACAAATCCTAATAATTTTAATGGTTATATAAGACTTGTAAATGCTAATACATTTGAGCCATATGTTTTACCAGTTAGTAAGGGTGGTACTAGTACGTCATATCTAAATGAATATACAATTTTAAGAGGTAATGGTTTAAATAAGATACTAGGTACAGATGATTTGATATATAAAGATAACCAGATGACCCTTGGTCCTATATCATCTATTGTTTTAAATAGTACACAATATGCTACTAATTTAACATCTGGAACATTGGTTACTTATGGTGGTGTTTCTATTCAAAAGAATCTTAGAATAGGTGAAGAATTAGTAGTTAACAATGTAAATATTACTCCTTTAACTGATGATATTTCATCTGAACGAACATTTTATGCTAATAATAATCAAGTACTAGCTCAAGATGTTACTGGATTTATGTTTTCAAATAAAACTAAATCATTTAACGCTATTGTCTGTGTTACTATTGAAACAATTACAAATTCATTAGATAGTTTATTTGAAATTAAAGGGTTAAGAAAATCATCTGGGTGGATTTTAAATGTATCTTATGTGGGTGATAACTCTGGAATTACATTTAGTATAAACAGTTTGGGTCAAATTCAATATACGTCAACTAATATAACTGTCTGGATATCTAATATTATGAAATTTAGAGCATTAACAACAAGTATGTAATTTGTATGTTAATCTAAATAAGAAAAATCACGTTAGAGGTTTTGTAAATTAATGTGGCATACTTACATATGTATCCCTTAATTATAATAAGACAACTTAATAGATGGTAAATTAAAGGCAGTAGAATTATATTTGGACATTATCTTTTTGTATAACTCTTCATTGAAAAAATCATCTGTATATCTATCCAATGTCTCTTCTTTAATTTCGTAAAAAGGTAATTGGAGGTCTTGTAAATATTTAATATACACAGACATATTTGTAAATTGATTATTAATGATTACAGGAATTACACCTAAATAATAACATTCCCATTCACGATGACAAGCTATACCATTTCCTCTTACACATAAACAGAATCTATGCTGAGATAATTCTTCTAAATAATCCTTGTACGGTTTACTACCAGATATAACAAAATCGTCAGGTCTTTGATTAATATCTTGTAAAACAGTGTGTCTATATGGATATGTTCTGGGGTTAATATTAATATAAAGACTACGTGTCTTTTTCTTATAATAAGACTCTGACATAACTGTATAAAGTGAAACTAGATTACCATGTTTAAACATTGAATTAGCTATACCAATTGGTAATAGATTAAATTGTTTGTGATAAAATGATATATTTTGTCCATACACCTTATTTATATAATTGTATTTAGTTAATAAAGTAACGTGATGTTCTTTAATCTCGTGATCGGAATTATGAAGATATAAAACATAGGATAGTGTATTATCGAGATGTGGTAAAATATATTGAATAAAATAGTCTAATAGATGAGTATATATAAATAGTTTGATGTTCTTTTTACCAAGTTCTTGAAAGTACGAATTCAATATTTGCATATTTATACTTTGAAAATTTTTGATAATGATAATTTTATTAATATCAATAAATTTATCGATGTTTTGATGATACTCAAAAATGTCTTGAGTTAATAATACAAAATCGCACAATGATACAATTCTATCACCTGATATTAAATCTTTAAATTTTAAATTATTAAGACTACTAAACTGGTATAATTGCTTGGAGTGAATATGCAAGTTATTAATCTGTTTTAATTGGATATTATTACCATTTTCTTGTTGTCCATAAAATAACTCAAGAGGTACATTGACATTATTTAAATGAAAATCTTTCTTAAAAATAGTTATAGTATTAGGTTTAAACGTACATGTTTCATTAATAAAACCGTCTGTTGGATTATTTATTTGAAGTAATCTTTGCTCTTGTTCATTTTTATTATTATACTCAGGGATATTTCTAGGGTCTATACCACCAACAAATTGTCCGATAGCAGCTCCATCCATTATAAAAGAACTATCATTTGAGAAATCAAATGGGAAATAAGCTATATCATTTGCTGAATAATTACCTAATAATTGCATATCATTCATTAAATTTTGAGAGTCTGTAAGTTTTCTCAACATATGAACATTAAGCCGATTTAAATGTGAACAGTCTGGAATAAATAAAATAGATGGAATTACTCTATCATGTGAATCTTTAACCATATATAATTTATTTTTATCTACAGGAATATCTTGTAAATTTTCATAAATCATAACATCATTTTCAATATGATAAACATTGTTTAATTTAAATAGTTCCATTAGGGATTCTATATAAAAAAATCTGGCAGTTGTAGATATCCAAAAAGCATTTCTAAATTGCTTGGTACTATCTGGTAAATTATCTATGAATTTGGTGTATTCTTGTGGTATTTTTAAAATACTTATAGGAATACATTCTATATGCATAACAATATTCATTGGTTTATTCAGATATAAATTCAAGTTAAATGTCGATATAGTATTTCGAAACTGGTTAATAAGTGAATCATTTAATATAACATATATTTTAGTGTTAGGTGATACTAATAAAGTTTGATAAATTGAGTCGAATATATAACTAGGTAAATTTTCACCTATGTGTATATATATTAAGTTGTTCATGACCTTTGTTTAATCAAAATAAGTTACTTTTAAATAAATTACTTTTTTATTTTTTTTATAAATAATAATAAAAAATCAAAATAATAAGCATTGGTGGCCCCATTTAGCTGTACAAGTATTCCCAATGTAACGGTAAACCCAGTTTACTTGAAATAAAAAAATAATTGAAAAATAATATTAACCAAGTTTAAATATTAATTTAAAATTATTAAAATAGTATATATATCATGTGTGGTATATTTTGTAGTATTCAAGATTCATCAATTTGTACAAGTGAGTATGTTGAAGAATTAACTAATACGGTATCTGGGTTATTACATCACAGAGGTCCAGATAGTATGAATTACAAGAGTATAACATGCCCTAACAATAAAACATTAGTTATGTTACATACTAGGTTACATATAGTGGGAGATTCTACACCTCAGCCATTGATGGATGAAACTAATACAATTAGTTTAATTATAAATGGTGAAATTTTTAATTGGAGAGAACTTGAAAAAGAGCTTGATTACAAATGTTCGAAATCTGACTGTGAAATTATTATACCGTTGTATAAAAAATATGTTCAAAAGTTAAATGACTTTGAAACCTTTTTTAGTAAAATAAATGGACAATTTTCATTTGTATTATATGATTCAACAATTAATTATTTATTTGTTTCAAGAGATCATATTGGTATAACTCCATTATATTGTGGGTATGATGAGAATAAGATAGTGTTTAGTTCAGAATTAAAATGTTTAACAATGTGTACATCAGTAGATAAGATTTCATTTGTATCTAGTGTAAAATTGTTCTATCCTAGAACATATTTGTATACAAATTTATACGACTGTGTACATACTGTTTTATTAGATAAAAGTGTTCCGTATTTAAATTATTACGAGTTAGAACGTGAAAAGAATGAGTATAAGAACGAGTATATGAATGTAGAAACAATTCATAAGGATTTAAAGTATAAGTTAGAGAGTAGTATTAATCTTCAATTGGAAGACCTTTTAAAAGAAAATTCACCTGAATTTGGTGTGTTATTATCAGGTGGGTTAGATAGTAGTTTAGTATCTAGTATAGTAAGTAAGTTAACGAATAAAAAGATAAAAACATTTAGTATAGGTATGACTCCTAATTCTACTGATTTAATAGCTTCTAGGAAAGTGGCAAAGTTTTTGGATACTGACCATCATGAATTTTATTTTACAGCTGAAGAAGGTATAAAATCCATAAGAGATGTTATTTGGTATACAGAGACATATGATACAACTACGATAAGAGCGAGTACAGCGATGTATTTATTGACAAAGAAGATTAAACAAAAGTTTCCAAATATTAAGGTATTATTTTCTGGAGAATTAAGTGATGAAATGATGAGTTATTTATATGGAGGGAATGCTCCATCAGAAAAAGAATTTCAAATGGAAACAATCAAATTAGTTAGTGATGTACATATATTTGATTGTTTGAGAGCGAATAAAACATGTATGGCAAATTCTATTGAAGTACGAGTACCATTTACTGATCCAGATTTTGTTAGGTATATGTTGAGAATGCCTGTTAAATATAAGATTTTTGGGAGGTTAAATAATTATAAGACTATGGAGAAGCAAATTTTAAGAGATTCATTTAATGTAAATGATGATAAGGGTAAAATGTATTTACCAAAAGATATTCTTTATAGACGAAAAGAGGCGTTTTCAGATGGTGTAAGTAATCATGAAAATTCAGAGGAGAATTGGGTTGATAGTTTAATTAATCATTGTGATTTAAAGTATGGTGCTATATCGTTTTTGATAAGAAAGGAGAAATACACTCATAATAAACCATTAACAAAAGAACAATTATATTATAGAGAAACATTTTGTGAACTATTTAATAGAAATTCTTATACTAATACTAGTGAATTTACAGTTAAATTATGGGAACCTAAATGGTGTGGAGATTCTGTAGATCCATCAGCTAGAAAACATATAAAGGAACAGTTTGAGACTGGTAGTTTTGAAAGAATTGATACGTCATCGGATGTTTCTGTACCTCAAATTCCAAAGAAAGGTAAAAAGCCATTAAATTTATCCCATATTATTTAAATATTATATTATAGTCACTATTTTAGTTTTTTATAAATTTTGATATATTATCTCGAAATTTTATTTTGTCTAGTTATTATATAAAATCAAGATTATGCAAATAATAATTAAAAAAGACTTACTTTCTAATTCTGAAGAAGTAATTAATATTTTCTATGGAGAAAATAACAGTTATATTGAGGATTGGATTAATACTTATTTTCACCAAGAGATGGATGCATTAAAAATGACACCTTGTGAAGAAAACATTAACCCTGAAAGCTTAGATTATTTTGTTGAAATAAGGGATAATATATATTATTTGATTAAAAAGTATAAGGTGATTTTAAAGGGTTATATTTATAACTCGTCAGAAAAAAATTCAGATAATCTGTTTTCTATCCGTTGTTTATCTTATAATAACATCGATCCGATTTTGAATAAAATACAAACCCAGCCTTTATGGAATGGTGTTAATTCAGAAGTAACACATCGAGTTATGAGACAAGTAGATAAGGATACGTTATACCAAATTAATATGAAATTTGAAGGTGCAATTAAAACAAGAGATACGTGGAATTCAACTGAGTTAGTCATGTTACAAAACGAGATAACACGTACTCATAAAAAAGAATTGTATACTTCTATTGTTAAAAAGATGAAAAAGATTGAAAAGAAACAACAACCTAAAAAAGAACCTTTGTCACTTCCATGTAAAACTACAGAGAAGTTAGCTAATGGAAATCAAGTAAGGGGTATAGGCGGTATACCAGACTTGTCGCGATTTTCTGGTTCTTCATGCGCACTTGAATATCATATAATTAATAAAAAAGAAAAATACGAGTAATTTGATAACACCGTTACTGTTAATATCATATAATAGACCACATATAGTATATATTATATTAAAAATGACACACACTTAATGTCTCATAAATCTGTTAAATTCATATTGGGTTTGTAATTCTATACCATTACGTCTATAATTTTCTATATCTGCTATAGTTATATTGTCACTTTCCGATAATTCACCGTCAATTTTAAAACATTCATGAATTTGTTGTATATTTTGCATATTATTAATTCTGAATTTATTTGATGTATTTTCTATATTTGATGTATTTTCTATATTTGATGTATTTTCTATATTTGATGTATTTTCTATATTTTGAAACGTATAATTATCATTGTTATCAATTTTATCAACTATTACTTCAATTTCTCTAAATTGATTTATTGGCATGCTAATATCTTTATATTTATCATCTGTTTTAATTTTATTTTCCATTTTTGTGATAAATCTAGAAGGAATTTCAGGTGAAGAGATTTCTAAATGGTCATAATCTTTTATAGTTTGTTGCATATATTTTATAGCATTCATTCTATCTTTTTTATAGACACACATCATATTTCGTATATCATTGTATATTATATTAAATGAATTGGCTGCTTGTAAATGTTGTTCAGATAGTTCACCATATTTTAAAAAGTTATTAATGATAGAAATGATAGCTATAATAAAGATAATAACTTTTTGAATAATAATTAGTGTATCATCTTTTAATAAATTAATTATTGAATCAGTTGTTAAAAAAATACTAAAAATTAACAGTGACAAATTGATTCCTTTATTAAACTTTTTATAGTATCTTGATGATTGTTCATGTAATTGTTTATAAATACCACAATTATAACCAATTCCTACAATAAGTTTTTCATTTTTGTCATTCCATCCATTATTTAACATAAGAATATCATATTTATTGAGAATATGACTAGTATTATCTGGTTGTGTGGCGGAATCTGGACTAGTGTGAATTTCAGGATTTTTTTTTTTTTTTAAGACATATCCA